AGGAAATCCGGTAGCACCTAAAGTAATGGTAAATTGTTCTGTCACATCATCACCGGTAATCGTTGACGTTGTTAATGACGCTCCGGTTGCTGTGTTATAGCATTTAATAACCGCGCCCGTTGAGGCTAAAATCTCGGTTTTGTAAGTGCTATACATATTTCCATGAGGTGTAACGACTTGGAACGTTGCTACACGTAAAGACGAGAAAGTTCCGGTTCCGGTTACTTTAATCGCCGTTTGTTTTAAACCGCGAATAGATGTCGGTAACAAGTCGGTAGGCATCTTAATGAATGTAATTGAATCATTCCATTCTGTAGAATCTTGCAAGGCAACACCTACGTTATACATAGCAGCGGCGCCGGTGCTTAATTTCCAATCAGGTACAATGATGTTTTCTAAATTAAAGCCACCAAAGTCAGCACCTTTCTCAACTCCTACAAGGATTTTATTTTTACGATCAACAGAAATAAAATCATATTTCTCCTGCATTTGGTGAAATTTACGATACTGTTTGTGCATCGTTAACCCACTTTTATGAGCAAACATGAAAAATTGTTTTCCATCGTTGCCATAGAACTGACCGCCATAGCCAGCGGTCTCAACTGTGTATTCACTCGATTTGTCTTCGCATCCTACTAAATCGTTGATAGGGTACCAACGTTTATTAGGGTTGTCATGAACCAACATTGAATTAATTTTAGAGGTCAATGAGAGTGCCTCTGTTGGTGTAATCACATCGCCCTTTGGAATGAAGATTATATCTTCGAATAACTTAGGGTCAATGATGCAGGTTTGTACACCTGTATTTTGGGCCTTACCTGAACTATCGCATCCAAGCCAGCCTATAATTGTTTTTGCCATTTGTTTAATTTTTTAATTTTACTAAATACATTTTTGTTCATCAATTTTTAATTTCAATCCTTGGATAAATATACCGTCTAAAATATCAGGTAATTTATACGCACGCTTACCATCATCTCCCATGTGCAAATCATCAATCTTTGTATGTGGGTACCATTTCGATTTATAGCCGTCAAAATACTGTGAATCTGCAACTACTTGCATGAATTCAGCGTAAATTGGATATAATATAGGCAAATAGCTTTGGCTATATCTTTCGTCGCTTAATAGTCCGGTTTGGGACTGAGTGCATATACAAAAGTCAAGGCTTACGTCAATGCCCAAATAATCATCGCTTATCACTTCTTCGAAGTTATGAATGAGAATTATTAACGGGTATCTTTCGTTTTTGGTAGATGTAGCTTTTGACTCAGCAATTAAACGACTTATTACATGATCCCAAGTACCATGCTTAAATTTAACGCTTGCCCCTATTTGTTCGCTTATGTTGTCGCTTACGGTGTCTACTATTGTGGTAAACACAGAAGGGACTGAAATAGGCAACTTGTTATAGGTTTTCGGCATTAGATTACATGGGGTAGATAGGTGAATAAATCTAAATTAAGCGGTTTGTATGTCGAATATTCTGTGGTGTCGGAAAGCAATAATTCATTAAGAATTAAATGATTCTTTACCATGGCATTATACACACTCACGCATGTTTGATGCGGTGAAACTAGTTTCCCGTTTTCAAAATTAGGCTCAACAACTCCAATAGATTGTACGCTTTTAATCAACTGACTTACATAATTAAAGTAGACGTAATTAGCCAATGGGCTTACTTTGTTTGTAGTTCCTTGGCCAGCAACAAGCCCGTGACTTGATAAACCTATCCACTTTAATTTATCACCGCTTAATGCCGTGAACGTTTTTCCAAATACAATATCTCGATATTTTTGCGGCACGTCATTGATTTCGGTTTCAATATCTTCGATCGAAGTATTGAAATCCTCTGCCATTTCGACGCCAAACAAATCATCTAAATACGCTGGCTGTAACGTTAGTATTAGCGATGTAAGCACTTCACCTTCAGGCTTGCCGCTATCCGTATTAGGTAGCGACAAGCTGTTGGTAAAATAGTCGTTATTGATTAATGCAACCATTTGTAATTATTGTTTTTTGGCTTTTGTTTTAGGCTTCACTTCCGCAATTACATCGGTCTCGGCTTCCTTTGATTCCTCTGTAATTGTTTCTTTTTGAGCCTCTAAAGTTCCGCCTTTTGCTAATTTTACCCATCCGTTTTTGACGTAGCGTTCTACATGCACTTCAAGTACTGCGTGAGCGTCGCCTTCTTTACGGTTTGGGTGTTTACCAGTTGCGATTACATTTATACGTTCCATGTGATTGAAATTTTATATTGAATATTAAGCGGCTGTTATTGCGGTGATAATATCAGAAATATCATCGTAAACGAATGCGGCTGCGTGGTTATCAGCGATGTAGTGGTTTAAACGTGTTTCAGCGCGAACTGTTTTCATGTTCTTTGTGAAGTCATCAGAATCATAACCATATTCAACAGTTACGTCTTGTAATACGCGAACCTTAGATTTACGCATGTCACCCATCAACAACTTACCAACTGTGAAATCAGCAACCTCTACAACTTGGAAAGGTAATAAAGTCATTTCGCCGTTTACAATAACGTAGTGGCCTGTAGTTCCTTTGTTAATCTTCATGTTTGCAACGTCAACAGGAGACAAGAACGCGTGAGTAGGAATACCGCCGTTGATTTTGATTTGTGTAGCTGCGGCAATTAAAGCATCGTAATTGTTTGGTGTTTCTGTTAACACAGTGGTTAAAGAATAAGCTGCCGCATATTGCGTAATACCTTTAAGATTTGGTGAATTACCATCACCACTTAACACACCAGAACCAGCGGCTTTACGAATTTGATACATTAATTCACTTTCAATTTCGGCAGCCATGAAATCAACATCATCTAACATTTCATCTGAAACTTTGATGTAGTCGGCAACCTTACGGGCGTTACTTGTGTTCTTAACAATATCAAAGTCGATTTTGTTTTTCGAACCGGCTTCTGAAATAAAGATAGTAGAACCGTCTCGATTCTTTTTCTCTACATAGTGGATAATAGCACTGTTTGTACGTGCCACATCGCAGAAATTGATAACCATAGGCTCGATGTCCATTGGACCAATTAAACCCGGCACAACGCTAGTGCTTACTACATTTGGCGTGCTGTTGATGTTCGAAGTGGTCATGTTGGCACTTGCTTTTTGTGCTTGTGCTACATCAAGAGTTAACTTGAATGATTGAAGGGCATTGCTTTTGTATGACTCAAACGCATCCTTGTTGGCTTCGATTTGCTCTTTGATTTGCTCGGCAAATGATTTGGCTTGAACACCTGATTCGCGGCGGTTTTTAAGGTTGGCAATTTCTTGGCCTTGCTTGATTGCAGCGGCGTGTAACTTTTCAATCATTTCTTTTGTTGCGGCAGTTGCTGTTTTCAATGTTTCAGCTAAGATAGTTTCAACATCTTCTTTGCTGATCATATCGGCCTTCATTTCTTCCATAGCCGTGTTGAATTGTTCACGAGCTTTAATTACGGTTTGCTTTGCGGTTTCATCTAATCCTTCAATTGAGGCTAAAAATTCCGCTTCTGTTTGTTTTTGAGGTTTGTTACTCATTGTTTTTAGAATTTTAAATTTTTAATAATGTTTACTTGCTTTTGAGTGTCAATTGACGGCTCGATTGTATTGTCATTCGAAGTGCTATCATTAGCGGCTTCTGAATTATCTTCTTGTTTTGACTGAGTTACTGAGATAGTTGGTGTAATATGGTTTGAACCAAATACAACGCTTGACCCTTCAACTACTTCTGCTTCTGTGACTGCAAAGAAATAGCCTTCTACCTCTGCTTCCTTTCTGTTTACTACTTGGTCAATGTATTTATCCCAATTATCTTTATAGCTTGTTGCCCATTCGTCACCACTATTGACACAGAAATACATTTTTACGTACTTCATGCCTACGCTATGCTGTTTAATGTAACCTTTTAAATATTGATCATACATAAACTCATTACGTTCCTTAGATACGATTGAATCAAATATCAAGGCTTGCGTATTGCCAGCGAAACTATACCCCAGAGATTCCCAAGATACATTTTTTGTATACGCTTTTAAATTATCGCTAATTACTTTGTCATGTTTTCTTTCATGCTCTTGTAGGTGTAAAATGTATCTATTCTCTTGTAAAGATTTTTTCCATAAACCAGGGATATGGACATCATCATGGCTATCTAACACATTTGTAGTATTGATGATAGCACGAACCATTATTTGGCCTTCAGATAAAGTGGGTTCGGCTTTATCAATTAAACCAGCTTCTTTAATGCCTGTCTTTGTAATATACTCATTAGATGGGCTAAATAATACAGCATCAGCTAACTTGATAGAGGCTTTCTTTTCTTTAATTAGCTTGTTGATATTATCAGGGCAAGCCTTGACAAAATCAAATAAATCATTTGTTGTATCGAATTTGTAAATCATTTTCTTACAATTTGTTTAGACTTGATTATTTTCTCCTTGTCCTTGATTGCCTTGGTTATTTCCGCTTCCGTTAGTTTGGTTTGTGTCTTTGCCATAGGTAAAAGTTTGTTGAATTTCTTGATCTAATTGGTAAAAGTATTTTCCACCATTTTCGCCCCCTATCGGTTGTTCTCCTAACAAGATTAATGCGTTATCCCATTTAATCATGTTAGATAAAAATTGAGTCCTTATACTTGCTACATTATTTTTGCGAACCTCTGACTTTTCTTTTTCGTCATCAGCTAGTATTGATAAGTGGCTATAATCTACCTTGGTTTCAAATCCAGCCTCAGTAATACCACTCATTTCATCGTATTGTTGGCACCATTGAACATCAGTAGGAATAATAAAGTCGGTGTATAGTTCTTTTTTATAGCTGTTTTGATTGCTAAAAGTCGTATTACCGCCTTCAGACATTAATCCATAAGGGAACCCAATAGCATCGCACAAGGCTTGTGTATATTGTTTCGCGGTTTCCTGCAGCATCATTTCACGGATAGGAGCTGAAATAGGCGTAAACTTCAAAGACTGATTTGTAATGATGTACTTAAACTTTTCTTTTAAAGTTCCGTATTTTTTGAAGTCTTGCTGAATGATCTCCTTTTCACTATCCATTAAAGGGAATGTTTGGCCCATGCCATCCTTTTGGTCTGGCGTGATCATGCCAATTGCCCCACGACTTTCAATAAGTGAATTTTGAGTATTGAATAGATTAATTAGCCCACTTATTACTTCTTCTTGGCCTGTTAGAATAGACTCAGTTAAATAAGGGTGCGATAAACTAGGCTGTTCACCTGTTAGAATGTACACATCTTCGCGCTCAAGTTTAATCGTTTTGCTTCCTGGCGGTGTGTATGTAATTTCTTTTATTAGGTCAATAATACTTCCTGCAAATAGATAATCTTCGCTCCAAGTTACTTTCACCATTGAAGGCGGTACAATCCACAAATTTGGTGGGGCTTCTAATTCAAAACCTACAACAGGATAAGTCTTTAAAATAACACAATACCCAAATAATTGAGCAATGAATTGGCTATTAACTCTGAATTGATTCCCTGTTATACAAGGATTAGGACTTTTGATTATGTCTTTAAATGGGCTATAACCTTTAACCTCTGAGCCACCTTTACGATATAACTTGTGAACTCCGTTGTTTGCTGCTCGCCCTTTCTTGTTAATTATAGCTGACAAAGGCGGGCATTCGGCATAGGCTTTAATAACTCCATCATTATTTAGGACTTTAAACCCATAGCGCCCACCAATAGGTATTAATTGAAATGTGTCCTTATTCGTGACGTAGGTATTAGCTACACCTTTTGAGGCCCAATTTACAAGCGAATTGCCCGCTTTAAAAACGGCTTTAGTTATAATATTTGCCAATTTAATAAGGTTTTAAGGCTTATGCTTTGACAAATATATACATTTGTACTTATACTTTCAGTATTTATTGAAAGTTTAGTAAACTTATTTTGTTAATCTGCGTATTTTATTTTGCACTACAGCTTGTTACCTTTCTATCAGTCACTAAATAAATGCCTCTTTTAGTCACGGTTGTTGTATTACCTTCCTTGATAAATTGCGCCCTTTGTTTATCATTACCGCAAAAATCAGTAGTAGTCGATTCATATTTAGTGAACATTTCTACAGATGGAGATGATGAAGTAGTCAACACTACTGAGCATTGATAACACTTTTTGCAACTTGTGAATAAAAGTGCAGTGATTGAAATTAAGATTAAGT